TTTTATACGAAAAGATAGAGAATGTGTGTGCAAGAGATTTCAGTGTGTGTAATTTTTCTTATCCAAAGTTCACAGCTTTTGTGGAAAAAGTTTACAAAGACATGAGCAACTGGGAGAAGCCTCTTGAACTAACTGAAAGAGATGTAATTCATAGGGTAGAACAACACGTAAGCTACGCTGTGAACCGTTCAGTAGATGACGCACACATTGGTACTAACCATGACTAACCCTACCCTTAGAGAGGATTAAAAATGTTTACTATAATTATAATATTATCCATAATAATATGGGAACTAAATAATTTATTTAAATAATTCACAGAGATGTAACATAAATGTCACACAACTGTAACAAAAGTATGATACAATCTTTGTACAATTTAAAACATAATTAAAACTAATAATTAATTATATTAATAATTTATAATACTATATAATGTTACACACTTGTAACAATAAGTAACATATTTGTAACATAAATGTCACACAACTGTAACAAAAGTATGATACAATTCTGTAAAGTTTAAAACATAATAATAAATAATTTAATAAAAGGAATAATAAAATGACAGGAGATATAATAGGAATGGGACTAGTGTTGGCTTTCATGTTAGTAGGTGTGACATCTGTCATACTAATGCTAAAGGATAAGGTTGACAAATGATAGATGGTTTCTTAACACCAATGAACAAGGAAGAGTTTAAAGTCTGGGAAAATTATATTGTAGAACACAATTACAATAATCCTACAGACATAATAGCTTACGAAGTTACTTGGAACGATGACAATTATAAAGTAAAGTTATTGAATTCAAGGGTTGACAATGAGGGTTAGCTATGGTATAATAGCCACTTGTTTTTCAGGTATGTCCAAAGGTGTAGCCCTCAACTAACCTTCCCTGAACCTAAAGACATACGAGCAATCGTGCAAGTTACTGGTCTTGTGCCAACAAAACCAGACTAAGTTTTACAAGGTGCCCGAGCTACTGTAAAAACTTTAGAGGTGGCAACACTTATTAAAGTTGTAGATGAAATGGGATAAGAACTAAACCGAGTACCTTCCCTTGTAAAAAGTCAGTCGTTCGGTGACTCTAAAAGATAATGTTCGAGTGCTGGTTATCACTCAAAAGTGACCCTTTTAATTTTAAAGCTGGAGGGCTATATGATATTTAAATTCAACCAAATCGAATGGGCTTGGCAAGATGATTGTCAAGAGAAACAATACTGGGACACTTGGATTCCAAAGAAATCAGATTTAAAAATAGTTACTAAGTTACCTAGGGCAGAGATGCAAGAGGTAAAGGATGAGCTATGGGAAGACTTGCAACCCGATATCCAATTCACAAGGGATAGAAATAATGCAAGAAGAAAGCAGAAAAGACTTGACAAGAACTCTTAACTGTGATACAATCGTGAAACTTAATACTAACCAAAGGAGAAAATAATATGTATGAGTATGTAGAAGGAAAAGCTATGTGGGCTAATGTCAGTACACCGAACACTAAGTTCGAGCCACATAAGTATGGAATAGTTGTGTTGACTGATGTAGATACTGCTAATAGATTAGAGGGTATCGGCTTATCAAGGGTAAGGACTAAAGATGGTCAGCCTAAGTATGATGAACCGGCTTTCTCATTCAGTAGAAAAGTAGAGAAGCATGATGGCGGTACTAACCCAGCACCTAAGTTAGTTGACGGAGACGGCAACACTTTAGATGTTAGTGTAGGTAACGGCTCAGATGTTACTGTAAAGATTAAACCCTATACAGGAAAGTATGGAACATTTGCAGAGCTAGTAGCTGTAAAGGTTTCTAATTTAGTAGAGTATACTGAGCAAGACTCAGACAACGAGGAATTTTAATATGATTATTAATATTAAGAATGACGATGGTGAAGCAGTCTATGATGTTTCAAAGATTGAAGATGACCAGAAGAGAGCAGGTGCTAACGTATCTATCAGTAAGATAGGTACACTGAACGTGTTGACTGAAGCTTTGAACTATGCTTCACAAGGACATCAAGCTAACCTTGAAGCTGTGCTAAAGGAAAGCCCTGAAGCTGTAGTAGAACAAGAAGAAGAAGTAGCTGTAGACACAGACTCGGAAGAGTCTTAGTTTATATTGAGGGCTAACATGGAAAAAACGTGGGATAAACTTCACCAACCCTGTCCACTTTGCAACAGTAGTGATGCTGTAGGAATCAATGAAGATGATTCAGCAAAGTGTTTCAGTTGTGGTGAGTTCATGCCGAGTTATAACAAAGCATGTGGAGGAAAGGATATGCAAACAGCAACGACAACAACAACGACTAAGCAACCAGACATGGTAGAAGGTGGGCAGTTCAATGCCTTAAAGGATAGACAGATATCCCAAGCCACAGCTACTAAGTATGGGGTTAAAAGTATGCACGACTTACAAGGTAATGTCGTTAAGCATTTCTATCCCTTCTATAATGGTCATGAGCTAACAGCTACCAAGGTTCGTAACGTAACTTCCAAAGACTTCTTTATGTCTGGAACGTACAACGAGACAGGGTTGTTTGGTCAGCAGTTGTTTAAGGGTGGCAAGTATGTTACCATAACCGAAGGTGAGTGTGACGCTATGGCAGGGTATGAACTACTCGGCTCTAAGTGGGCAGTAGTATCTATCAAGCGTGGAGCACAAGGTGCAGTTAAAGATATCAAGGAAAGCCTTGAGTTCTTTGATGAGTTTGAGAATGTAATCATTGCATTTGATAATGACAAGGCAGGTAAAGAAGCAGCAGTTAAAGTTGCTAGACTTTTCAAACCCGGAAAGGCTAAGATACTTACACTACCTAATGGTTTCAAAGACCCTAATGATATGCTACGTTCTAACAGACACAAAGAGTTTGTTGAATGTTGGTGGTCAGCTAAAGTTTATACACCCTCCGGCGTTATAAATGTAACTGAACAACGTGATAAGTTTAATAACCGTGAGAGAAAACCTTGCGTCCCTTATCCATACGAAGGACTTAACAAGAAGTTATATGGTATGAGACAGGGTGAGTTGATTACTCTTACAGGTGGTACAGGTCTTGGTAAGTCTAGTGTAACTAGAGAATTAGAACATCACCTTATTAAGAACACTACTGACAACGTAGGTATCATAGCATTAGAAGAAGACTGGAGACGTACCATTGATGGTATCTTATCCATCGAAGCTAACGCTAGGTTATATGTTGATGAAGAACGTGACAAGTTTTCTAAAGAAGAATTAGATAAGATGTTTGATATGCTATACGATGGCGACAACCGAAACAGAGTATGGGTTCATTCCCATTTCGGTACCAACGACATTGATGACATCTTTACTAAGCTTCGCTTCATGATTATTGGATGTGATTGCAAGTGGGTGGTCGTTGACCATTTACATATGTTAGTCAGTGCAGTACATGATGGAGATGAGAGACGAGCCATTGATACTATCATGACCAGACTAAGAAGTTTGGTAGAAGAGACGGGTGCTGGAATCATTTTGGTTTCACACTTACGTAGAGTTGATGGTAACAAGGGACATGAGAACGGTGTTGAAGTATCGCTATCACATCTAAGAGGTTCAAATAGTATTGGACAGCTCAGTGATTGTGTCATTGCTCTGGAACGTAACCAACAATCAGATGACCCTGAAGAAGCACGAACAACTAAGTTGAGAGTTCTTAAGTCTAGGTATACTGGTGACGTAGGACTTGCTTCTAGAGTTATCTATGATGGTGACACAGGTAGATTAACAGAACTTACAGATGAAGACATAGAGTTTGATGATAGCACAGGAGAAGCATTCTAATGCAGTTAGTATTTGACATAGAAACAGATGACCTTAAGGCAACGCTAGTACATTGTATTGTTGCTCAAGATGTAGAGACAGGAGAGATATTTAAATTTCCCCCTACTAAACTTCAAGAAGGATACGAGTTCTTAACTAAAGCAGATACCTTAATAGGACATAACATCATTGGCTTTGATATCCCCATGGTAGAAAAGTTTGGTGGCATTGACCTGTCTAAGAAACCTATAATAGATACCCTTGTTTTATCTAGGCTGTTCAATCCTTCCAGAGAAGGTGGTCACAGCTTAGAGAAGTGGGGATACAAGTTAGGATATCATAAGATAAACTTTACAGATTATCTAAACTATTCTACAGAGATGCTAGACTATTGTGTACGTGACGTTCAACTCAATGCAGCTGTTCTTAAGGAACTAAGAAGAGAGAGTAAAGGTTTTTCTAAGGAGTGTATCTCTTTAGAGCAACGAGTAGCCGGTATAGTTAAACAACAAGAAGTTGATGGCTTTAAGTTTGATACTAAGCA